GTCGTTCAATACAGCGGCGGTTAATCGCAGTTCTACCTTGTCGTTTGTGGCAAATGCTAAAGCGGATGTCCCGTCTTGCGCTCTAACAATGGTCAGTGTGTTACCGCTTCGTGCAGTACACTTAACAATTTCTCTTGCCGTGTTGGCGGCAGTTTCAAGCGTGACATAAAAATAATCCGTGCCGGACAACACGGGAAAAACGCTGCCATCCGCAACCGATATGCTAGTTGCAGAGTTGGAAGCATTACTCGCTAGAGTCGTGCTTGCGTTGTTACTAAATTTGACAGCCATTTAAAAACTCCGCTATGAAGCAGACACAGTCCACTGAATCGTCATTGCGTCCGCTGCCTGCTTGTTGACAACGCTGAAAACCGTCCGGCAAAGCATAGTTCCGCCGGAGCTTCCATTTAATATTGCCGCTTCAGCGAGAGCGCCAGAGCCAGTGCCTGCGGGAAAGGTAGCAGCATAAGTGACTGCCGCTCCTGCAACGGTCGTAGATGTAAGCGCTACTCGACCTGTCTCCGCCCCAAGCGCTGAATCGCTTGAACCCGCCACTGTAGATGAAGTACCAACTGCCATGTGGCTCATTACTGTTGAGGATGCATCTTTAATCCGGCTCGCTACATATTCTTTGCCGTCTGTGACGACTAAATTATTAATTTTGTGGACTACTTTGCCGTTCAATAAAACTGTCACTTGGCCTGTTAGTTTTAAGGTTTCGTTAATCATGGTCTCTACCTATTTAGAGTGAAGGTGTTAATGGCTGATGTGTTTAAAACAGCGTTATTGCCAAGAATCATGTTGAAACTTAATGATTCCGTAAGCCCTATCGAATTATTAAATGTGCGGTCAAAATCAACAATGTTAGTAAAAACATCTGTTAACACAGAGCTGTCAGAGATCGACTTGCTGACATTCCGTGCTGCGCTATCCGTGAGTAAAAATTGGTCAGATATAGCACGCGCCGATCCAATCAATAGCGTGTCACTTAGGACAAAACCGTCTGTCTTAGCTAACGATGTTTGCAGTGCCGTGACATCCGCAAATCCCAAGCTGTCTGCAAAAGACCTCTGCACGATAAGCAGTACAGTGATGACATCACCGAAACCTAAACTATCAGCAAGAGTCTTGCCGGAGGTAATGGAGATAGATTCTCCCGTACCAACCGTGTCTGCAAACGCCTGCTCATAAACAAACGTCAAAACATCACTTATAACTACGGTGTCAGCTCTGAAGTATCTATTAAGCGTGTCAGCGTCTAACTTAACTTCAACTGCCGCTATGTCCTGATACGCCGCTACGGCCTTCGCATCAACCGTCAGAGATTCTGCTTTTAAATATTGATAGGAAGCCTCTGAGTGCGCAATGACGTAAGTAACGTCAGATTTTGCAGCCATTAGTCAAAGTCACTCCGCACTTTAAATTTAAGCAAATCAAATACAGTTTGAATGCCACCGCTTGAAAACGTGATTTCAATTTCGCCTTCAAAAGTCCCTGACTTAGACAATGTTCCGGCAGGAAAATCTGTCGCAACTTTGCCGTTCGAGCCGTTAGTTACCGTGCAGTTAAGGGTTGCATGCAATGCAGTCGCACCCAGCTCTCTAATCTTTAGCCTTACTGTAGCGCCCGTGACGTTGATTGCCGCCCAAGTCGTGCTGTCAGAGGCATCAAGAATTTTTCCAGACGCCGCAGTATTAGAATCTTTAAGGGTCAGGGTTAATTCGGGAAGCGTGTCTCCCTCGACTAAGCTGATTGTTTCGGAATAAGCCATTAGATAAATGCCCTCCTCTTAGCGGTTAGTGCGCCACCAGAAAATCCATATTTCACTTGCCGAATCGTTCGACCAACTTCACGCTCAAACAAATCCCTATTAGCTCCCGCCACGGCGGGATTAGCAAAAGGTTGACCGGACATCATTTGAAGGCGAAACAATGCGCCATGTACAAGCGCCTCACGATGCTCCCTGCCAATAGAGTCTGGTATTGCCGTGGCTGTAGACGAGGGCTTGAGAGAAAACAAAACCCGCAAAGAATCTGAAGCTGACGGTATAGGCGCAATATAAAAGTCAGTGTTGTCTCTTTGACTATAATATTTTGGAGCGCCTCTAGTATTCTCATCCCCCAATCTCATTAACAGGTCGCTATAACTAATCGGATTTAATGGGGTCTTGTCGTTGAAAATATCCAGTATGTGATTGAGTTCCGTTCCAGCGGGAATCGTCACTTGATACTCGTTCACACCACCGACAATAGTTACAAACTCCGGCTCCGCAAGATGCACATCAGTACGCCGACAAAACTCAATTGCAGCGTCTCTTGTCGCTCTTTCAATGATGAAATTGGGACAGCCCTGAACCTCTGGCCGGATAAAAACATTCAAATCACTAAATTTCATTATGCGGCCTCAGGGGATGGAGTAACGGCTGCGTCACCCTGCGTTTTGATACCAATCGAATTAGCGAACATCTGATAATGCATCTGCGCCTTTTGAGGATTACCGGCAAACTCTGAATCCTTTTGGTAGCAGCGGTACATGATGTAGTCCAGCAATGCATTGGCGTAAGTGTCATCGACCGTAATAGTCGTTGTGCTACTGGCAAAGCTGGTAATAGTTATATTGCTGATTGTCGCGGGGTAAATGATGTGGATAGAATGCGTACCGCTAACAGCTTTGGGGTACACATAAAAAACTTTTGGGTCAGTGGGGTCGTACACAAAATGCTCAATGCCATTAGCGCCAGCTACGGTTTCATGCCAAGTAGGCAAGGATTCATCTAATAGTTGGCGGTCAACTTGTGTAATTGCAGTACCGTTTACGTTCCGCGTAACGTCAGCTAACCTCATTGCCGCCGCTGGCAGCTCTTGCTTACTGCCGTCTGCGCAGGCAAAGGTTGCATTGGTAATGGTGCTGTCAGGCCGATAGAGATTAATCTCTCTTTGTGCGTCATTGAAAAACTTGAGCAGTTCCGCGTTGGGATAGCGCACATTACTTGCGTCCTGCAACAGGATGCTCGCACGGTCTAAAATATCAACAACCTTAACTGACGGCAACGTCTTGCTCCCATTCAATCACATGTAAGTCGGGGTTCCCCGCAAACAAATCGTTGTACTCAAATATGTTTCCTGTGATGACGTTCTGAACTTTGCTTGGCTTCATTACCGGCTTGTCAGGTGCAGGGTTTGCTTTCAGATCCGCCATGCGAGCCACTTGATCTTCAAGCTGAGACAGAGTCAGCCTGCGGTCAAGTTTCTTGCCGTATTTTTCTTGAGCTTCTTGAAACAGCTCATCTTTTTTAGTGCGTACACTCATTCGTATCTCCGCTTAAAACGGAGGGGCTTTCGCCCCCCCGCTGGATTGGACTAACTTATGTCCACTTGCCTACAACTAGCGCGTCTGGGGTAACGACCTTTGAGCCGAATACCTTCAGTCCACGAACTGCATCACCGAAAGTGCTTTCCAGACGAATGGTTTCCGTATTAGAAAACTGACTCGCAAAAGAAATGGCTTTTGGATGGCCTGCAAGAACGTGCGTATAACCGCTATCAGCGCCAGAACCGGCAGTGAACAGCATGTTCGACTGATACACAGTAAAGCGATCTATCTGACCAACCTTACCGTTGCGCAGTGGCGACGTAGCATCGCCAGTCAAGTAGGCTTGACGTAGCTCAGACTGCTTCAGCATGCTCACAAACTCAGGCGAAAGAACAATAAATCGGCCTTCCTCTGGAATGTTAAGCGTGTCCAGTGCTGTTGACATTGTCAGAATGCTCGCCAAGATATTTGACGAAGTAATCGTCTCTTGCGAGCCTATGGTAGTAGCACCAGTGATTGCACCCGCTAGAACATCAGTCTCGACGGCAATTCGCATGCCCTCTGATGCATCAGCAGACGCCTTCTGGATCAAGTCGATATCAGCTTGCGCCTTCAAGATATCGTCTACCTTGAAAGAGAAGCTCTTAGCCTTGTCTATATTAAGCTCGACTTTACTGGTTGCCAGCTCTTGATAGGTCAGTGATGAACCCGTGTAGTCCGCAATAGTAACGGCGGGTACAGTGCGAATTAAAACCTTATCGCCCTGACCGCTGATTTCACCCTCATAGTCCGTATTGGAAATAGCGGGTAAAACTGACTGCGAATAGAATTTAGCCTGAAGAAGTTTCGAGAAAATCTCAGGAATGAAATTGACTTCCGAAGAAGCGCCTGTACTAAACTGACTAAAAGACATATTGAATACCTATTCAAATGCCTCTCCAAATCCGTGTGCCAAGAGAACTATTATCGGCGGATATTTCCAGAACCCATGGCCTGCATAATTTCAGCTTGATGCTTTTCAAATTCTTGATTCGGCATCCGCTTAATCTCGTCAACAGTCCAAAGTTTCTGTCCACCTTTGGTTTTGGGTGTTCGCGCTTTTGGCAATTTTGGTTCTGCAACCGCTTTTGCTTTCGCTAACACCCGCTCTTGCGGTGTTTGTACCTCGACGCCCATGTCCGCCTTAAAGCGATACAAGACGCTATTCACATCGTTGGACGATCCAGTCTGAATCCACTGCTTAGTAGCGAAGTCTTGCTCCTCTAGCCAGTTCAACCAATCTGCCGTCTCTACAAGATCATTGACATCAGGATGCTCTGATTCGATTCGCTGAAAATGCTCCGCAGCAGCTTGGTCAGTCTGAGCATCCACTTTGCTTTGCTCTTGCTTCGCCAAGGCTTCCTTCTGCGCTTCGAGCTGAGATTGCGTCCTCGCCAGTTCATCTAGCAGTGGAGCAGCCAAGTCGGGATAATCCTCCCTTAACTGATCTAGCTTGCCAGAATCCCTTTGAGATTCAGCGGCCTCAGATTTAAGCTCCGCAATTGCAGCTAACAGGTCGGCATTTTGCCGCTTCAAGTCCGCCGTTTCTTGCGTAGCTTTCGTCATTCGTGACTGTGCGCCTTTCATCGCTTTCTCAGCCTTTTGCAAGGCTAACCTCAAATCTTCTGGTTCACCGCTACCATCAGATTCGGTATCTTCCGCTATCGTCTCAGCCGTGTCCTCAGATTCGGGGGCTTCTTGAACAATTTCTGTCTGCTCTTCCTGCGTATCCTCTGCCGAGGGTTCAGGGGTCACACCCATCATTTTGTCCAGTAACTGTTTAGCTTCTGCTTCAAGAGCGTCAGGGTCATTTCTATTTGACATATTTTTTGTCGGGTCGATTGCTCGATATCCGCCTACTCAATCGCGGGTGTCCGCTTACGGTTCCGCGTAGTTTCAAGATGCGTTTTCGCACCTGATTCCAGATTGACCAAAAAGCGTAACTCTTCGAGCCGCCCTTGGTAGTACCTGAAATTTTTTTCGTCCGCACCTTCTAACTTTAACTGTGCGTCCGCAAATCTAGCCTCAAATACCTCTTGGAGGTGGAGCCATTCCTGCTGCCCCGCCAGCCGGAGGACTGCCTCCGATTGCCTCTTGTTGCATTTGAGCTTGCATGGCGAGCTGTTGTTGTTCACGCGCAAGTTGCTCCTCGCTCTTTACAATTTCGTCTGGGTCAATATCCATACTCTGCGCTATCTCACGTAGAAGATGGTTACGATCAATAAGTGGCGCATCTAAATCATTGCTGACAAGTGACAGGAATTGCAGCAGTCTTTGACTTTGCACCTCTTTCTGTACAAGTGCTGTACTGCCGCGAGCTATAATTCGCAAGTCGCCTTTAGATTTTGGATTCGTGCCGTACTCCATATTCCAGTGGAACATGCTATTAATTAGCGGCTCTAGCAAGAAGTCATCAATATTTTTAATCGTGGACTTTAGGGCTACGTTAGCTGCGCCCATTAGCATCGACATGCCGGTAGCCGTTTTGTTGAGGCTAGATGTCTGCTCACCGTGCGTGTAAGACGGCAGAGATGTTGTTTCGTCGGCAAATCTGCGGAATATCTCTACGATTTGGTTAAGTCCATTGGCGTTGGCAATAGGCTGATAGAACCGCACCATAGGCATGGAACCGTCACCACCTTCACGAAGGAATACCCGCCATGGGTGTATGTCTGTAGGATCTTCACCGGCCGCCAGCAAGTCAGTATTAACCTCCACCATCGGCGCGGAAGACATAGCGAGATTGTCTAACCAAATTCTAGTGGCAGCATTCATTGTGCCTTGCGAGTCTCGCATCATTCGCGGCACACCTGTACCCCAAAACTGATGAGGAGATCGCTCGTAAGGAAAAATGTGATAGGGGATAGAGTAACCAGCAATAGGGTTGAGCATGATTTTTAAAATCTTGCCGGAACAAATCCAAACGCAGGCGCTAAAGTCTTGCGTTAGGTCAGTGCCTTCTGGCATTTCCACGCCATGCTCTTCCAGCTCAAACCCGTCAACAAACCCCCAATACTCCAACAGCTCAAAGCGATTGGTTTCTGAAGAATTTTCGTTAATCCCAGCAATCCGTCTACGAGTTCGTTCATGCTCCTCTTCAACGTGGTTGCCTGTCCTGTTTACTTTCAGGAGGTACTTGACCATCGCGGCGTCAAAATTTGGCAAGTCGGCTAAGTCACGGAATTGCTTGCGGGTTAATACATGACGACGGAACAAGCCATCACAGTCTTCAAGGCTTGTGCAGTAGGGGTCTGGATACAGGTCAAAAATACTTACAGACTCAACCTCAGGCATAGGCTGCTCTAACACTGACAGTGAAAATATCTCTTCACCAGTCTCAGGATCAGCAGCTCTTGTGTAAGACTGCTTGCGATCTATCCTTACAGTTCCCGCCTTACATGCGCCAGAACCAAAAATACACGCTTCTAAAATACTTTCTTTCAGTTTTTGTTCGGCGTTTGTCTCGATAAGCTGGTCGAGGATATCCACACTCATAGATTCTGCGGCAGAATCCGCAATCTCTTTGTACGCTTTTTTTAGATCATCTTCTAGCTCTGCCATCCTTGCGCGTACCAAGTCTTGATTCATATCAGGACTCATGTTGCTTGCATCAACAATTTGCTGCGTAGCAAGTTGCCGGATCTGCATTGCCTGCATCGGATCTAGGTCGGGGACAGGGGTTGGCTCTATGCCAAAAAAACTATCGCCGTGCTGAAACAGTAAATCAACAATACGGCTGTATGCAGCCATGACTTTAGTTCTTGTCAGGCCAACAAAAACTTTTGAACGAGCGCCTGCCTCATTCAGCCGTGCAAGTACATCCGCTTCGTATTGCCCTTGGAACTGACGAAGGTCTTTCAGCCACTCGCTTTCGGTTTCTTTACGCGCATCTTTATATTCAGTAAAAGTACTGGATAGCCGCGCACCAAGATTCAGCATACTTTGATCTTGTACGCCGTCCGATTCTTTCTCTTCAGATTCGTCTTGTAAAAGCATTAGTATCCTGCAACTGGATCGAGCGTCTTAAACCTCCGAGGTATAGGTCGGTGGCGTGGGCGAGGCATTGATGCAAGTCCGTGCAGAGATATGGCGTAAGCCATAACCCTATCATCATAACACCCTGAAATGGAATTGAAAGCCCCCTTATCATCAATGCAATAAGTTC